GCGGTGAGCCCTTCCTTCTGGAGTTTCTCCAGGAGCTGCGCGGCGATCTCGGTTTCCAGGACCAGCTGCCCGATCATCGACTTCGGGATCGCCCGCGCCGACGCCGCCATCCGCTCCGCGATCGACAGCGGGATGGTCTCCGCGCCGACCCCGTCCGGCAGCGGCGGCAGGTCGTCGTACGCGCGGAGCTCATCCGCGGTCCGGGTGCCCATGTTCCGCTGGATCTCCCAGATCTCGTTGCGGGTCTTCAAGTCGGTTTTCAGCAGCGAGTCGGTGTCGAACTTGGCGTACTGCGGGCCGGGCAGCAGCTGGGTGAACAGGTCCTCCAGCCGCATCAGCCACGGCCGCAGCGTGTCCGTGATCAGGCTGATGGTCTCCTGGACCACGGTCGAGTACGTGAGAGAAGACCCGCGGGTACCGCCGACCTTCTCCGCCGGCAGCCCGTAGATCGCCGCGACCTGCGTCGCGTTCAACTGCATCGCCTGCACGAACACCGCCTCGTTCGGCGGCACGTTGATCGCGGTGTACTCCCAGTCCTTCCCGATCACCAGCGGCTGCCGGGCGCGCAGCACGTCGGTGAGCATCCGCCGGATCTCCCGCGACTGCTCGGAGTCGACTTCCTCGGTCTGGTTCTTGAACACCCCCGGCGGGAACCCGCCGTTGCGGAACCACTCGGCGGAGTAATCCAGCGCCGACAGGCCCTGCGCGTACAGCGTCGCGAACGCGCGCATCGGGGAGATCCCCTCGAGCTTCCCCGCGACCGGGAACGCCCGCACGTGGACCAGGTTGTCCCGGTTCATGATCGCGCCGTTGTAGTACACCCGGGCGCGCATCGGGTTCTCCGGCTGCTGCTCGTCGTCCTGCACCGACACCCGGTCCGGCGGCAGCCACTCCACCGACGTGGGGTAACCCAGGCCGTTCGGGGCGGTCAGCCCTGACCGGGACGTGATCAGCCCCCACGCGTTGCCCCACAGCAGCGCCGAGGACATGCACGTGAACTTCCAGTCGTACGCGGTGCCCGCCACCCCCGGCTGGGTCAGGAACGGGGAGTACGGCACCTTGACCGGCTCGCCGTTCCGGCCGGTGCGGTACACCAGGATCGGCAGCGACGCCACCGCGTCAGCGATGTACCGCACCGCGGAGTACACCGCCGCCAGGCCCAGGATCCGCTCAGCGCCCTGCACCTGCTGCGACGGGTGAGCCGGCCCCCCCAGGTTAAAAATTTCCAGTAAGGGTTTGCCCAAGGCATCCAGGGCACCCCTCCGAGCGTCCTGACCTCAGCGTTTATCCGACCTACTAGATTCATACGGCAATCACCTCCCCGCAGCTTGAGACCGGTGCCGACTACCGCGCCGTCGGCGCCACCCTGACCGTCTTCGCGTTCCTGGACACCAACCCCGTTGAGGTCCTGGCGGACATCACAGGTGTCCCCGAGGACACCGCCCGGGCGATCCTGGCCGCAGCGGCTAACGCCGGCGAAACATCCGCGGCGAGGGCCAGTTCAGGCTGATCTTCCGGCGCGGCGGGGGGGAGAGCGTCGATGTCGGGGGGCCAGCCGGGAAGCAGGTTCCGGATCCGCGGCTGGCCGAGCCCGATCCAGATTTCCGCGTCGAACCGGGACCCTTTCCACAGCGGCTCCGGCAGGTCCGCGAGGTAGGCGGCTGAGGCGACCCAGAAGTTCCCGGAGAAGTGCGGGGCGGGAACGCCGGGGTACTGGCCGGGGGTGACCCAGTAAGGACCGATCACGTCGTAGTCGCCGGCGGTGAGCTCATCCAGGCAGCGGGGCCAGTCGGACAGCAGCGCCTCGGTCATCTGCCGGCGCCACCGGTGGTTCAGCGGGATCCGGTTGTAGGTGCCCTTGGCGTGCATGTACAGGACGGCGGCGGGGCCGTCCTGTTCGCGGGCCCATTCGCGGAGGTGCCACAGGGTCTGTTCTTCGTATCCCCGGTTGGCCTGGAGGAACTCGGTGACGGTGACCTGCCCGCGGCACCAGCCGCGCCACCAGCCGCGCGCTTCGGCGCGGGTTTCGGAGTCGCCGATCAGCCCGACGGTGACGGGGTAGGGCCACCCGGCGGCGGCGAGCGCCGCGCAGTGCTCGGCGGCGACGTCTTCCCACGCCCGGTCGGTGCACAGGTGGTAGAAATGCCGGACTGCGAGGGTCACCGCGGGTGGACCCGGCCGGCCGGGCGGGGTTGCTCCGCCTGGCCCGGCCGGCCAGGAATCCCGCGGGCCCGGGCTGCGCCGGGCGGCATCAGGTGACCCGGGACAGCTCAGCGCGGAGCCGGATGTTCTCGGCGAGGACGTCTTCGACGGACGGCTGGTCCAGCGGGATCCCGCGGGCCTGCCGCCAGCCCATCCGGGTCGCGGCGAAACACCACGCGGCGGACAGCCACAGCACCGCGAAGACCTTCGCGATGACCCACCCGACGGTGAACAGCAGCCCGCCGATCACCGACAGGGCCGCCTGCCCCGGTTTGGCCTGGCGGGCCTGGGCGGTGATCGCGGCGATGGTGTCGGGGTCCAGCCGGGTGCGGTGCGGCGCGGTGCGCTCAGCGGCGATCGTCAACGTCGTGTCTGCTTCCTGTCCGTGCTGCCCTCCGGGTCAGCGTCGTTCTTCGGGTGCCCGCGCTTCGGCGGGGGCGGGCCCGCCGCGTCCCGCGGCCGCCGCGGCGATCCACCCGCCGCGGACCTGCGGGGTCAGGTCCTGCCAGGCGGGCATCGGCAGGCCCTGCTCGTTCTGCCATCCGGTTTTGGCGGCGAACGCGAGGTAGGCGCGTTCGGCGTCGGTCTCGGCGCTCACCAGTCGTCCCGGGTGACCGGCGCGATCCCGCGGGCGGCTTTCCCGAGCCGGACCTGCCGGGCGGGCGGGGTCGCGGCGGGCATGTCGAGCAGCGCGATGGGGACCCGGCGGGGCGGGTCGGTGTGGCGGGCGCCGGGCTGCCGGGCCCACCCGTCAGGGTTCGCCAGGGTCGCCCTCCGGGGCGTACCCGCCGCCGGGGTTTTCGGGGGTGTCGTCGCTGACACCGCCGATCGACTTGAGAACGTCATACGGCCTCCCGTATTTGCCTGCTCCCCACGCGGCGAGCGTCGCCGCGCACAGCGGGGAGATGTCCACCGTGGTGGCCTTGCGGGTCCAGGAGTACAGCCCGTCGCCGATTTCCCGCCGCGCGCCGCCGGCGACGGCCTTGCGGAGGTCGGGCTGCCCGAGGTGCGCGAGGGAGCCTTTCGCGGTGCCGGCGTAGAACTGGGCGAACGCCTGCGCGACTTCCCCGGTCGCCGGGGTGATCACGTCGATCCCGGCTTCTTCCAGCGCGGTCATCAGCACCGCGGCGGGGGACTGCCGGTCCACGATGACCGCGGCGACCCGGTGCCGGGATTTCAGTTCTTTCAGCCGGGGGACCATCCAGTCGGTGCCGGCCCGGTGGTCCTGCCGCCCGCCGGTGTCCTGCCCGATCTCGACGAGGGTCCGGCGGATCTTCCCGGCGGGTGAGGGGACGTCGATGATCCCGGCGATCGCCAGGGCGCCGGTCGACTGGTCGGGGGTGACGTCCGCGGCGACCGCGATCCGGGACGGCACGGGCGGGGCTTCTATCAGGCAGTCGTCCCACACCTGCTCGGGGATCACCGCCCACCCGAGCTCGTCGGGGGGCCAGTCACCGACCCCGAGACGTTCCCGGGCGAACTCCCTCGCCGGCATGCCTTCCATTTCCCGCTGGACATGCTCCAGCGAGATCCGGGTGCCGAGCGCGGGGTTCGCTTTCGCCCACGACGCGGGGTCGGCGGGGTTGTCGTGCCGGGTGCAGGTCATCAGGTCGCACATGTCGTTGTGCGGGTCGATCGACCATTCCAGCCAGACCAGCGCGGATGACGTGCCGGCCAGGCCCCGTTTGCGGACCGCGTCGAGCTGGGTGGAGTCCTGCATCCCCGCCGAGGCTGTATACCAGACCTGCGGGTTCGGGACGGCGCTCAAAGTCGGCAGCGACGCTCCGACCTGCTCCGCCGACAGGATCATCGCCTCGTCGTAGAACAACGCGTCGCAGGTGAACGCGCGCCCGGACCCGCGGGACCGGGCGATGAACCGCAACCTGGGCGCGACCGACTTGCGGACCTGCCGTCCCTGGCTCCCGAAGATCAGCGTCGGGGTGGGGCGCATCTCCACGGTCTCGTCGCCGTGGCTGGTGCGGATCGCGGCGGTCTTGGACAGCAGCCAGTCCTGCGATTCGATCAGCGTCCGGATCCGCAGGAAATGCTCGCTGGAGGCCTTGAATTCGTGGGCCGTGTGGATCAGGAGAGGCTCGCCGATAAGGAACAGGCCGGCGAGCTGCCGCGCCTCCAAGATCCCGTTCTTGCCGTTCTGCCGGCATACTTCCAGGCCGACTTCGAACGCCGCCCAGTGACCGTCGGCTCGGGTGCCCATCGCCTGCACCAGGCACCATTCCTGCCAGTCATCCAGGATCAGCCCGGCCTCGGCGGCGAGGTCGGCGGCTTCCTTCCCGGATTCCTGCGACGCTGCGGCGGGGACGCACATCAGCCGGGGCCGCTGGACCCCGAAGGCCGGCGCCACGGCCGGGTCCGCGGTCACGTGCCGCTAAAAACCCCGGCGTGGCGCACGGCGAGGCTCCCGGCGGAGGCAGCTGGCCGCGGGACGCGGCGCGCTGCTCATCCCGCAGCGGCCGCCCGGTCACAGCACCGCGCCGTCCTTATCGCGGCGCAGGTACATGACGGGATGCCCGTCGTCGTGCACGAACACGATCCACTGCGCGTCCTCCGGCTCGAGGTATCCCTGCCAGCCGGTCGCGCCCGGCGGGTACCGGGTGACCTTGATGTTGCCCACGGCTCTCACCTCCCTTCCTGCGTGTTGCGGGCCAGGCCCGCCATCCGTTCCTCGCGGCGCTTGCGGAGCTCGTCGACCGCGTCGTCTTCCCGCGCCGGCGGGGACAGGTCATACAGCACCAGCAGCGCCAGGCGCAGCTCCCGGGCGAGCGTCGCGGTGTCGCGGGCGTTGACGCCGGCGTCGAGCCTCCTGGCCATCAGCAGGTACGTCTGCGCGATCGCCGAGTTCCGGTACGCCGGCGGCAGGGACCGCAGGTCACGGCGCGCCGCGGATTCCAGGGTCCCGGCTTTGCGCCGGGCCGGCACCGGGGCTAACCGTCTTCGGCGGGGGAGTTCCCCGCCGAGGACCCGGTGCCTTCCTCCGCGTCGGCGAGGTCCTCGGCCAGGACGGTGGCCTTGACGCCTGCGGTACCCGACCCGCCCGTCCCGCCGGGGGTGTCGCTGTCGCTGTCGCTGTCGGGGTCGGGCGCGGGGTCGGAACGTTCCGCGGCGGGCTTGAATCCCGCGACGCCCGCCGGGGTGATCCGCGGCACCGTCCCCTCCCTGACCATCTTGGCTGCGCGCTGCCACGAACCGGTCTGGTCGGTCATCCCGGACCACCCTCCTCTATACTGGGCACTACTGAAAGCTCCTGGAGTGCAACTGTGCAGCTGACCAGCCGCCGCGTCCTCGCGGCCGCGCTCGCTGACCTGGCCGCCCACTGCGACAGCACCGCCGCCGATATCGCCGGGCGGATCGGGGAACCGGACCGCCGGCTGGTGTTCTCGCTGCTGGCCCGCGCGGAGCACGCCGGCGCCGCCGTCCGGTGGCGCCCGGAAGGCTACGGTCCGTGGAAGTGGATGCGCCGCGCCGCGTGCGCGTTCTGCGGGGCCCGGTTCGAGCCCGCCGGCCCGGGCCTGGCGGAGCACCCGCAGCCGTGGTGCCGGGACCTGGACGAGCTGCGGGCCGCCGGGGATCTCCCCGGCGGCCTGGTGCAGGCCTCAACGGTGGCGGGGGCGGGATTTGAACCCACGTCATCCGGGTTATGAGCCCGGCCATCTGCCGAACTGATGTACCCCGCGGCGATGTAACACGCCCAGTATGGCCCGGGAAAAGGGCATGAGGCGTCTGGAACGTTAGGATACGCAATTGCCCAGCGTACCGCCACGTTTCGGCGTTACCCTGCCGGCCGGGCGTGGCGTGCCGGCGCGGGCGGGGCGGCGGTCAGAGCGGGGTCTGCCTGCTGCCGACGCCGCCGAGCGCGACCGACACGCCGACGATGACGGTCAGGATGGCCACGGCGTGGATCACCGAGATCTTCCCGACGTACTCGATGACGCCGATGATCACGATGACGATGCCGACCAGGATGCTGATGACCCAGACGTTCCTCATGACAGACAGCCGCTTTCCCACGCGTTGGTGCACGGTCAGGCTGCGGCCTGACGCTCATGGTACGCCGCGGGAGCGCCGGGGACCGGGAAGCGCCCCGCAGGGGAGCGGTGTAACCTGCGGGGTCGCCCCGGGGACCGCCTGTGAGGGCGGGTGTTCCGGGTGAGCTTAACGGACCGCCGGCGGGCCGGGCTGAGGTTCGCGGGAAAACGCGGGCGGCCCCGCCTTTCTCTTGGAGGAGAAACGGGGCCGCCAGCGGGGGTGCCCGCCGGAGCAGGGTAGGCATCCCGTCAGGCACCTACGGTAGCGCAGATGTGATCCTCCGTACGCAGAACGGGA